CGGGCGGGCGGCGGGGGGGGGCGGCTGCCCGCGCCATGAACTGGAACGGAAAGGAGGTGAAGTGAGATGATCAAGGTATGCTACAGCGAACTGGACGGCCCCAAGGGCCTGAGCCTGCGGCTGGAAGCCGCCGGTCACGCGGGCTACGCGCCCGCCGGGCAGGACATCGTATGCGCTGGCGCAAGCACCCTGATGCAGGCGCTGGTGTACCTGCTGGCAGGGGAGGAGAGCGCCCGCAGCGATGCCTGGGACGAGCCGGAGGGCCCGCGCCTTGCCGTGGCAGCACAGGCACCGGTAGCGCCGTGGGTGCAGGGTGCATTTGAACTGGCCAAGGCAGGCTTTACCCTGCTGGCAGAGCGCTACCCGGACAACCTGCGCTTTGCGGATGTGAGCCGCAGCGGACAGCAGAGCATGATGGACTTGCAGCTGTTTGCGGAAGGGGAAGCCGCCCCCGCGCTGAGCCCGGAGCAGAGCCGGCAGGCAGTGGCTGCGGGCACGCTGAAGCCGGAAGCCCCAGCCGCGCAGCCGGAAGTACCGCCGCAGACCCCGGCAGAGCCGGAAAAGCAGCCGGAAATGCCCGCACAGCCGGAGCGCCCGGTGCTGCCGCCCCTGCCGCTGCCGGTGCAGAACACGGTGCGCAGCCTGCACGCCCGCTGGGCGGCAGAGGAAGCTGCTATGCGCCGCAGCCAGCCGGGTTTTGACTTGAAGGCAGAACTGAAGAACCCGGAGATGCGCCGTCTGATGCAGCTGCCCGGCATGCGGGTGCAGGACGCCTACCGCCTTGCCCACTACGAGGATGCCCTGCGCACCACGGCACAGACCGTGGAGCAGGGGGTAGTGGAGCGGGTGCAGCAGCGCGCTGCGCGTCCGCTGGAAAACGGCCTGCGCCCCGGTGCTGCCGCCTCGGTACGGCCGGACGTAGCCGCCATGACCCGCGCCCAGCGGGAAGCCTTGGAGCGCCGTGTGCTGCACGGTGCACAGATCGAACTTTAACCTGACAGGAGAAAGGAAAAAAGCATGATGAATTTTAACATCCAGCTGTTTGCGGACGCGCAGACCAACACCACCGGCACCATGTCGGTGGAAATGAAGACCTTTTACGAGAAGCGCCTGATCGATCAGGCAGAGCCGCGCCTTGTGCACGATCAGTTTGCGGATTACTACCCTGTGCCCCAGAACGGCGGCAAGACCATCGAGTTCCGCAAGTACGACAGCCTGCCCAAGGCCAGCACTCCGCTGACCGAGGGTGTTACCCCCAATGGTCAGGCCCTGAACGTGACCAGCATCACCAGCGACCTGCACCAGTACGGCGGCTGGACCCCGCTGACTGATGTGCTGCAGATGACCGCCATCGACAACAACGTGGTGCAGGCCACCCGCGTGCTGGCAAGTCAGGCCGGCCGCACCATGGACAGCATCACCCGCGATGTGCTGGCGGGCGGCACCAATGTCATCTACGCCCCGAAGCTGGGCGCAGACGGTGCCGAGACCGCCGTTACCAGCCGCAAGGCGCTGGACAAGAGCTGCACCCTGACCCCGAAGCTGTTCTTTCAGGCTGCGGCGCAGCTGGGCGCAATGAACGCCGACCCCATCGGTGACAGCTACGTTGCCATCATCCACCCCTATGCGGCCTATGACCTCAAGACCTGCAAGGAGTTCATGGAGGTGCACAAGTACGCCGACCCCGACACCATGTTCCGCGGCGAGATCGGCAAGCTGGGCAACATCCGCTTTATCGAGACCAGCGAGGCCAAGATCTGGAAGGACGACACCTGCCCGACGGGTCTTGCGGTGTTCGGTACGCTGGTGCTGGGCGCCCACGCCTACGGCGTGACTGAGCTGGAGGGCGGCGGCCTTGAGCACATCGTCAAGCAGCTGGGCTACGGTGACGACCCGCTGAACCAGCGTGCCTCTGTGGGCTGGAAGGGCATGCGCGCCGCCGAGCGTCTGGTGGAGCAGTACATGGTGCGCATCGAGAGCGTGTCCAGCTACTCTGCCACCGCTGCCGCCAACTAAGGAGGTGCTCATGGCTGAAAAGAATGTGCGCATCCGGCTGTTCAAGGACAACAGCCGCTACAAGGGCGACCTGTTCGTCAGTGTCAACGGCGTGAACTACAAGATCCGCCGCGGCGTGGAAGTGGAGGTGCCGCCCGCCGTGGCCGAGGTTCTGGAGCACAGCCAGCGTCAGGACGAGCTGACCGCTGCCCGCATTGCCGCTGCGGAGAACGCGGCGCAGTAAAATAAGCGCTGCCCGGCTGGGAGAAATGCCCCCGGCCGGGCTTTTTATAAAAAGGATGTGATGACATGACCATAGGAGAGGCTTTGGAGCGTGCCGAGCAGCTGCGCCCAAACTGCCGCATTGAGACCGAGACCCGGCTGCAATGGCTGCGGGAGGCGGACGCATTGCTGCGCACAAAGCTGTTTGACCGCGCCGCCGCCGGGGCGTTTGACGCCGTGGGCGCAGACCGTCCGTGGGAGCAGCCGGTACAGGATGACCAGACGCTGCTGGCACCGCCGCCCTTTGATGCCCTGTACCCGCACCTGCTGTGTGCGCAGATGGATGCCGCCTTGGGCGAGACCGACCGCTACGCCGGGGAGCAGGCACAGTACAACGCTCTGTACGCAGAGTTGGCGGTCTGGCTGCGGCAGAACTACCCGCCCCGCAGCCGGGCGCAGTGGCGCTGGTAAGGGGGGGTGAAGCGATGGTACTGGCAGACAGAATACGGCTTGCCAACACCCGGCAGCTGCTGCGGGCCTTTGGTGGCCTGAACGAGACCTACGGCTGCTCGGAAGCAGAGTACAGCGCCGGAGTGAACTTTTCCACCCGGGATTTTCCCGCACTGAGCACTCGCACGCCCCGCCGCAAACTGCGGGCGCTGACCGGACTGAACGGGATGTACCACCTGAACGGCCTGCTGACGGTCTGCGGGCGGGATATCGTTTATACCCCGGACGATGCCGCCGTCCCGGCGGTGACGAAGCTGGATGCCGTGACCGATGGCCGCAAGGCGCTGGTGGGCATTGGCACAAAGATCCTGATCTTCCCGGACAAGCTGGCCTTTGATACGGCAGACGGCAGCGTTGCCGCACTGGGGGCACTGTGGACGGCGGCGGGCAAAAGCGTGACCTTTGCCCCCTGCGATGCCGCAGGCAAGACCTATCAGGTGGAGGCCTTTGGCCGGGACGAGCCCGCCGAACCCGCAGACGGACAGCTGTTTTTAAAGGTAGAGGATGCCGACCATCCGTGGCGGTACGACAGCACGCTGGAGATGTACAGCAAAAACTCCGGCAGTTGGGCGGCCATCCCGCTGGAATACTGCCGCATCACGGCGGCAGGGCTGGGCAAGCTGTTCCGGCAGTGGGACACCGTGACCGTGCAGGGCGCAGCCGCCGAAGCGGCAGGGCAGAGCCCGGAGCTGAACGGAGACCAAATCGTGTATGACGTGGGCGAGGACTGGCTACGGGTGCGCTGCACCCCGCAGGGCGAGTATTTCTACGGTACACTGGTGCAGAACGCCGCCGCCGCCCAGTGGCAGAGCATGGACGGCAAACAGCACCGCAGTGTGGAAGCTGCGCAGACGGTATCCATGGAGCGCCGGGTGCCGGAGCTGGATTTTGTGACCGAGTGCGACAACCGGGTGTGGGGCTGCAACAGCAGGGAGAACGTTATCTACGGCTGCAAGCTGGGCGACCCCACCAACTGGTTCAGCTACCGGGGCATCGCCGCAGACAGCTACGCCGTCACCGTGGGCAGCGATGGCGCCTTTACCGGGGCAGCCTCCTGCATGGGCTATGCACTGTTCTTCAAGGAGAACACCCTGCACAAGCTGTACGGCTCCAAGCCTTCGGATTTTCAGCTTTCCAGCCTGCGCTGCCGGGGCGTAGCAAAAAACGCCGCCCGCAGCCTGTGCGTGCTGAACGAGACGTTGTATTATCTCTCGCCGGACGGCGTCATGGCGTGGGACGGAAGTCTGCCCACCAAGGTGTCCGGTGCGCTGGACGCTGCAAAGCTTTCCAACGTGCAAAGCGCCGTGGGCGGCGCGCTGGATGGCCGGTACTACCTGCACATCTCCCGGGAGAGTGCCCGGCTGCTGGTCTACGATACCGAGAAGGGGCTGTGGAGCGAGGAGGACGTCTGCTCCTGTGATATGACCAGCACCGGCGGGCAGCTTTATCTGTGGGACGGACAGGCGCTGTGGGCGGCAGACCCCACCCGCGAGCCGGACTGGCAGAGCACCGACGGCGTGGAAACGGACATCCCCTTTGAACTTGTCACCGGCGATGTGGGGCTGGACGGCACCGAGCAGCGGTACCTCTCCCGGCTGACTTTGCGGCTGGACGCCGAACGCACCAGCACGGTGGAGGTGGCGGTGAGCTATGACGGCGGCGCGTGGGAGACAGTGGCCTCCCTTGCCGCCCAAGGCAGCCGCCGCAGCTTTGACC